AGCCTGGTGTTTAAGGATGAGCGCTTGTTGTTCCGGAGTGAGCTTGCGCCAGAAGACGGTTTGCGCGGCCGGGTCGGTGATGGCGGCGAATTGCGCGTGGAGATCGGCGGCCTGGGTGGCATCGCCCGCCGGAGTGACGCGGGCTGGAAGCGTGGTGCCGGTGGATGCCACGACGCGGGCAACCTCGGTCTGGACGCGGGTGTCGAAATCGGCCTGTGCCGACTGAAGTTCCGTGACGCGGGTTTGCAGGGTGGTGATTTCCGCTTTGGCGCTGTCGCGTTCGGTGCGGACGGTTTCGAGGTCGGCGGTCAACACGGACAACTGCCCTTGCAGGTTCCCGATGTTGGTGGACGCCTCGGTTAGCAAGTCGGCCTGCGCCTGGTAATCCCGCTGGAGGGTTTCAACCTGGGCGCGGGCATCGACTAGCAGATCTTCGGGTGCTGTGTTCATCGCCCCTGATCCCGTGTCAACCGAGGCTTGATGAACATGCAACCGGCGCATGGCTTCGGAGCGGTCGGAAACCATGCACGCCAGATTGAATCGCTCGGCCTGTCGCCCGCTGAACGTCTGGCCTTCCATCGCCTCGGCCGGAATCGGGCGGCCCCGCGCCAGCACTGCGGCATGGAATTCCCCGGCGGTTTCGGCGAGATTGGAGTTGATGAGTTCGCGCTGGTCGTCGGTGAGCGGCGTGCCCGGTGCCCCCATCGCCTTGTATTTGCCCACCGCGAACACCTCCACCTTGATCCCCCGTGCATCAAGCGCGGCGGTGTTGTCGATCACGGCCTGCACCACGCCGATGGACCCGACCCGTGCGGATGGCGTGGCATAGATGGCGCGGGCCTGGCTGGCGATCCAGTAGGCCGCGGAACACATCAGGCCGGAAGAAAAGGCATAAACTGGTTTGCGCTCGTTGATAGACTTCACCGTCGCCGCGAGTTCCGGAGTGCCGGCCACGGTGCCGCCGGGTGAGTCGATGTCGAGAAACACCGCCTTGATGTCGTCACGCTGGCCGGCTTCACGGAGGGCCGCGCCGATTTCCTCGGAACTTGAGGCACCTAACAGCACGCGGGCGAACACATCCGGCTTACGGAGGATCGGGCCGTCAATGGACACGGTGCCGACTCCATCCTCAACGCTGAGCAATGGGTTGGATTGGCGTGGCTGGGGCAACGCGGCACCGCGATCATTGAACGAACGGGCGACCAGCGCCATGGAACGCAGGGCCTCGGGCTGGATCAGCCACTCGCTACTTTGAAGAAGAACCGGATTCACGCCCGGTTTGCGGTGTCAACGCGTAGATACAGACGTCAAAACCGGACAGGTCATCGCCCAATACCTCAACATGAAACGAGAATCAGCGCTTGCGTTTGATCAGCAGCATTCCGCTGAAGCACATCGCCAGCAAGATTGGTGATGGCTCAGGGACGCTAGCAACGCGGAATCCATAAACATAATCGCCTACCATAGATGGATCGTTGCTTTCTCGGAGCGATGATCGAAGTCCACTTTCGTCACTTGCCCATGTTCCCCCGCGCAGCACGCGAGATGATCCAGTGACCGTATCTGTCCATTCCAACACATTACCAGTCTGATCATTGGTTCCATAGAAGCTCTCCGAACCCACGCCGTAAGCTCCAACTTCGGTAAGGTAGTTGATGCTCTCTTGGCTATTGCTTTGAGTCACAGCGTAATCACCGTCATAAAAATTTGCAGCACCTGCAACACCTAAGGAGTTGGACGTCATAGAATCACTCTGATTGGCGTGCAGCCAGTAGCCGCCAGATCCTTCGTTCTTAGTTGGGTCGTAGTATGCAGCTTTATACCACTCGTCTTCGCTCGGTATCCAAAACTTTGCTCCGGCTTCCACCGTGAATCCAACACCGCTCATTGCGCCCAACAAAGTGTAGGCACCGCTTTCTGTCGTCAGCACTTCTTGCACGCCCACTGGTTGTCCATTGTGCATCCAATTGCAGAAACGTGCCGCATCGAACCATGAAACGTAATTGATAGGCTTGTTTTCACTACCCGGAGTAGCACTATATATAGTTTCCAAGATTTCCACTGCGGCTTATTCCGTCAATGAAGACGTTTTTCATGTCCGTGTTGTAAAGCGAATGGGTATCGGTCTTTGCCACGGCGTTAAGAAATTCGGCATATTGCCCAATTGTCGTCTCGTTCTTTGCGATCCTGTATTCGTATGATACTGAGCCATATCCGGAAGTTGCGTCATTCATCACCTGCGTATCGGCCGCATTGCCGGCATTACCGACGGTGACGTAGTCTATATTTACCGTTGCCAAGGCCGGTGTCACGAATGAGAGTCCTGCTGTGATTGCAAGCACAATGGGGGTAACACGAGACCTCTTCATTTGAATGAAATCTGGCGGATTACTCGCGCAATATCTCCGCGTATTCTGCTATTTAGTGCGCTTTTTCCAAAATTTATCGATGTTTTGTTTCTCCGGGCACTCGTGATGCTGAATTACCGGATTCACGCTCGGTTTGCGGTATCATCGCCGAGCCGGACGGCTTCCACAGCATGTCCACCGGCACACCGTATTTGGTCGCCGTTTCAAGGATGAGCTTCGCATCGCAGGCACGGCGTTCGATTTCCTCCCCGAAGTCGGCACCCAACTCGGCGTAGTGGTCTGATAGGGTTTTCAGTCCCATCTCCACGTCGGCGCGGTTCTGTTGGGCTTCGCGTCCCGCATCCACGGTGACCCTTTTGGGCGGAACCGAACTGATCTTCCACCATCCCGCGACGGGCGGTAGCAGACTCCGGCTGATGGCGTCACCGATCACGTAGGCCCACACCGGCCGAATGAGACGCCGTTCGAGGATCATCTGGCGGAACGAGAACCTCCTGTCCGCCTTGGCAACGATAAGTCTAACGCCCGCGCCGCCGACCTTGCTGGAATCCGCCGCGAACTCGAATGGGATGAATCCCAACGCCGAATCCCGCCGCAGGTGTTCCAAGAATCCGGTGAATGTGGGCGATGGGCGGTTCGACTGGAAGCTGTCGAGCGATTCATCGGGTTTGAGGGCCACCAGCTTGCCGCCAACAATGCGCTGGAGTGACACGGGATCGCTTGCATCCGTGTTGCCACCACCCTGCCCGACCACGAAGTCACCATTGTCGTCCAACTCGCCACGCGCCGTCTTGAGGATGCGGGACACGTCGGCGTTGTCCTTGACCGCGTGTTTTTCCAGGGCGAGCAATTCCATCTCATCGAGGATGTGGTTGATCGAGTGCTGTATGGTGGGATGCGAGCGCACGCCACCCGCCCATTCCGGCTCGAACAGGTGCAGCAGTGATTCGGCGGGGAGGTCGCGGGATTTATTGTTATCCTCCAGCACCCGATAGAACACCGGTGCGCCCCAGGCATCGAGTCCAACGCCGTCGAGCGTTTCCTTCGATCCGAACTCGTCGCCGATGCGGTGGGATTCAATCAACTGGATGCGCGGTTCACCGTCCGAGTCACGGGTCTTGTGGACGAAGTATTCGCCGTCGATGTCCATCCCGCGGCAGACGATGGCCTGGCATTCCTCGAACGAGAACCGACGGGTGACCTCGCAACGGGCAGACCACAGGGAAAAGTAATCCTCGGCGGCGCGGTTCCATGCGGGATTGCCTGATTGCGCCTGGACGCGGATGCCGTCACCGGTCGAGTAGATTGCCATGTTGGCAACCAGCTCCCTGACAAACCCGCTGTTCTTGTGGAGGTAGCGCGACTTGCGGACCAGTTCGGTGCGCACCCCCGGCGTCAGTTCGTTGCGGGAGTCTGTCGGTGAGGCACCCGGCACCGTGCCACGGCGGGGCGACCAGTTTGCCGCCTCAAACGGAGATCCCCACGCTTTGGGAACGAGAACCGGAGGCAGCCAGCGCAAGGCGATGTTTTTGAAGCTGATCATTTTGGGAGGTAGCCGTCGATGAATGAGGTGGCGACTTTGCGAGGTTTGCCGTAGGTGGCTGGATCCAGGACGCGTAGCGCAAGACCGCATTCATCGAGGACTTCCGAGACGGTCATCGCGAACTGCTTCGAGACGGACGTGTCCGCG